TACAGATGACAGAGGCTTAATTATTTCTGTGCAAGCGGACAAACTTATTGTCCCACCACAATTAGTTTTTGTGGCTGACAGAATACTTAACTCTCAAGGCAGAACTGGAACAGCTGATAATGACATTAACGCAATTAAAAACACAGGTGTATTACCTGGTGGTTATGCAGTTAATCATTATCTTTCTGACCCAGATGCTTACTTCATCCTTACATCTGTTAATAGCTCAGGCGAAGGTCTAAAAATGTTCCAAAGGTCTCCAATGGAAACCTCTATGGAACCAGACTTTTCTACTGGCAATATCAGATATAAAGCAAGGGAAAGATATAGCTTCGGTTTCTCTGATTGGAGAGGAATCTACGGCTCACAAGGTGCATAGTTAGAAGTCGTAATACACTTTATTACTCAGTATTACAATAAAAGGGCCAGTTTAGGCCCTTTTTTTTGGTCTAAATTAATTAAAAATAATGTATGTAAATAGTTGCATAAAGTTGCAATATTTAGTATATTAACTATGTGAGATATTTAATTAAAAACCAAAAGGAGGAAAAATGGCTTTAACTAGAGATTTTTACATACCAAAGGCTTCAATAAAAATTGAAGATTCTAATACAGATGCAGTTGCTTACATCAATGACTACGATGATGGCACAAAATATACAGCAATGGTGTTTGCTGGCAAAAGAAGCAAGTATGACAAATACTATAGTTTCAAAACAGCAGAGAGAAGAGACGAGTATGTTAAACAATACTTTGAGGACATAGCGGACAGCTACGAAAGCAAAAAGAAATATGCTGAAAAGAAAAAAGCCATGGCTGCTGAAAACCAAGACAAGTACAAAGTGGGAGAAATACTTTATAGCTCTTGGGGTTATGACCAAACCAACATCAACTTTTACCAAATAGTGAAGAAAACTAAAAGTATGATTACTATAGAAGAAATTGGTAAAGAATACTTAGATACTAAGGGCGCAAGTGAGGATTTAGTGAAGCCTGTAAAAAACGCTTTTATTGGTAAAGAAATGAGAAAGAAAGTTGGACCTTATGGGGTTTCTATTTCTTCTTTTGAAGATGCTAGTCTTTGGGATGGAAAACCTAAATATCAAACTGCTTATGGTTGGGGACGCTAATGACACCGATAACTAAAATATTTGTAGACATGGACGGTGTTCTCGCTGACTTTGTGAGAGGAGTGCAAGGACCTAAATACTTAAATGGTCCTTTAGTTAACGAGAATACTTATGATGATAGAAAAGTTGAGCTATCTAATAAAGGTCTTTTTGCAGATTTACCACTTATGCCAGATATGCACTATTTAATTGAATATGTAAAAAACTTTGGAGTGGATTGGGAAATACTTACCGCATCTGGTGTACTTAACAGAACCAAAGTAGTGCAAGATAAAATTTATTGGATTAGAAAGTATGTAGATAAAGATGTTTTTATTACGGCAACATTAAAAGGCAAGCATAAAGCTGTTTATGCAAGACCTGATTATGTGTTGATTGATGATAGAAAAGATAACATAGAAGCCTGGACCAATGCAGGTGGCATAGGAGTGTTGCATACCAGTGCGGCTGATACGATAAAACAGCTTAGAAATTACCAAGACACTTTGGTTGCACAAAATACAGCCTAGTAGTATTATCAATATTGTAGAACTAATTGTTGCGGGCATGGTGCTTGCAATGGCTAATTTATAGGAGGCTGATTATGACTACGCATTTTACTTCGGGTGTTACCAATGTTTCTGGAGACGGTTCATTAGGTAAATTAAAAGCACCTGCACCACACAAGTATCATTCATACTTTAATGATTTTGATACTTATTTAGCGTCCGATTGGACAATAACTACAACTGAGGACGGCACTGGTTCCGCAACAGAGGCTTTGGCCGATGGCGATGGTGGTATTTTGTTAGTAACAAATGCTGCTGGCGATAACGACAATGACTTTTTTCAGTTAGTAAAAGAAGGCTTTAAATATGAAAGCGGCAAACAGTTAGCGTTTCAAATTAGATTTAAAACTAATGATGCAACACAAACTGATATTGTTGCTGGTTTACAGCTAACTGATACTTCACCATTAGATGTAACAGATGGTATTTTCTTTTTAAAATCAGATGGAGCTGCAACAATCAGTTTTATCGTTGAAAAAGATAGCACACAATCTACATTGACTTTGCCTAATTCATTGGCAGATGATACTTTTATGACTTTAGGATTTATTTATGACCCTAAAGACCAAAAGTTTCATGTGTTTCAAAATAATGTATTAGCAGGCACAGTGGTTAGCACAAATGTTCCAGATAACGAAGAACTTACAGTTTCTTTCGGTATTCAAAATGGAGCTGCTGCTGCAAAGACCTTAAGTGTTGATTACATTGGTGCTCATAAAGAACGTACAGCAAACACTGAACTTTAAGGAGTAAAACATGGCTGATGCAGTAACTTCACAAACCATCCAAGATGGTGAAAAAACCGCAATTTTAAAATTTACCAACGTGTCAGATGGCACTGGTGAGTCAGCTGTAAAAAAAGTAGATGTTTCTGCGCTATCTAAAAATAGCGCAGGACAAACTTGTACCTCTGTTTCTGTTTCAAGAATTTATTGGGCAACATTTGGTATGAGCGTTAAACTTGAGTTTGATGCAAGTTCAAATGTACTTTTGGTTCATTTACCAGCAGACAGCACAGGCGATGAGTATTACGATTTATTTACAGGTATTCCAAACAACGCAGGTAGCGGTGTTACAGGTGATATTGACTTAACCACAGTTGGGCATAGCAGCGGTGACGCTTATACAATAATTTTAGTTCTAACTAAAAATTATTAAGACTGATGGCGGTTAAAAAGCCTAAAAGAAAAGCTAAACCAATAGCAAAGACAGTAGGCAAAGGCGGTAATTACCGCTCCACCAAAAGTGGAGCGGGCATGACCAAAAAAGGTGTTGCTGCTTATCGTAAGAAAAATCCTGGCTCAAAATTAAAAACAGCAGTAACAGGTAAAGTAAAAAAAGGTAGCAAAGCGGCAAAAAGACGAAAGTCTTATTGTGCAAGGTCACTTGGACAATTAAAGAAAAGCTCTGCTAAAACTAGAAATAATCCTAATTCAAGAATTAGGCAAGCAAGAAGAAGGTGGAAATGTTAAATGGCTAATAAAACACAAAAGAAAAAAATAAACAAAGTTATAAAAGGTTTGAAAAAAGCAAGTAATTTACATGCAAAACAAGCAAAAACTTTAGGCGCCTTAAAATTAAAAAAAGGTGGTGGTGCTAAATCTAAAACACCAGCTAATGTAGCTAATCCATCTATTTATGCTAGAGCCAAAGCTAAAGCAAAAGCGAAGTTTGACGTATATCCGTCGGCTTATGCAAATGCCTACATGGTTTCTGAATACAAAAAAATGGGTGGTAAATACAAAGGTGCTAAGAAAAAAGCAGTTGGTGGTGAAATGAGTTTGAAACCTATCCCATCTGCAAACAAAGGCTTACCCAAACTACCAAAAAAAGTAAGAAACAAAATGGGTTTTATGCAAGCTGGTGGTGCTGTAAAAATGGTACAAGGCAGAGGTTGCGGAGCTATGATGCAAAGCAAACGTAAAAAAACTAGAGTGCCTAGCAGTTAAAAATGAGTTTAACCAAGTGGTTTAAAGAAGATTGGGTTGATATTGGCTCGCCAAAAAAAGGTGGTGGCTTTGATAAATGTGGCAGGTCAAAACAAAAAAAAGACGCTAAAAGAAAATACCCAAAGTGTGTGCCAGCTGCCAAAGCTGCACGCATGACTAAATCAGAAAAAAAATCAGCAGTAAGTCGTAAACGAGCTAAAAAACAAGGCGTTGGTGGTAAGCCAACAAATGTAAAAACTTTTGCCGCAAAAGGTGGTAAAATAACTAAAAATTCAAATATGGGATTATTTGGAAGGAGATAATATGAAAGGAACTAAATACATGGCTAAAGGTGGCGGCATGAAAGGCACCAAGTACATGGCTAAAGGTGGTGCTATGAAAGGCACTAAATATATGTCCCTGGGTGGAGCAGCAAAATCAGAAATGAAAGCTAATCCAGGTATGGGTAAAATGCCTAAATCAGTCGTTAATGCGCTTGAGAGAACAGGTAAAGTTGCTTTGACGCTTGCAAGCGGACCCATAGGTGTGGCAGCAAGAGCCGCGTCTATAAGAGCCAAAGGCAAGCCAAAAGGACCAGTAAGCGGTAGAGCTGGCGGTGGTGCTATGAAAGGTACTAAGTACAGAGCTGGCGGTGGTGGTATGAAAGGTACTAAGTACAGAGCAAAAGGCGGAAAAAGGTA